GTGGCGATGACGTTGAATCCACTTGCAGGGTCAACTCGCCGTCCGATCTTTTTAAGGAATACTCCATTTCCTTCAAGGATAGATTGGAGACAGAGAATTTTGTTACTAGCGAGGTCGATCTCATCAAGGAGCAGGATAGCACCTCGCTGGAGGGCTTCAATGACTGGGCCATTGTGCCAGACGGTTTCGCCATTAACAAGACGGAAACCGCCAATAAGATCATCTTCATCTGTTTCAATAGTAATGTTTACACGAATGAGTTCTCGACCCAACTGAGCACACGCTTGCTCAACTGAGAACGTTTTACCGTTTCCAGAGAGTCCAGTAATGAACGCTGGATAGAATAGACGGGACTGAATAATTTTTTTAAGATCGGCAAAATTGCCAAACTTGACGAAGGTATCATCTTTCTGTGGGATAAGGTTTTGTTCAACAGCGGGCATTGCAGATGGTGCCTGATAGGTCTGCTCAAGTTGTTCGGGCACGGTCAGGTTCCACTTACCGCGACCAATTTTATACTCATCAATTTTCTTGGCAACGGTCTGGTAGTTAGCACCATTCATAGCACACCATGCTCGGATGTCGCCACTGGTGACAGACTCTCCATACATGGATTGAAGTGACGTGCGAATGTACTCAGGAGAAAGAGACATGATGTTGTGCGTTTGTTTCAACTGAAGTTATTATAGACCAAAAAGGGGGTCTTGTGGACCCCCCTTGGACAGTTGTAAAACTGGTTCAACCAGCGTCTTTGAGTTCCTTGATCAGTTTTGACTTGCTCTTACGGCGGTCAAGTTCGACACCCTTAGTGCGACCAAGTTCTTCAAGTTCAATCTTAGACATAGCACCCAGTTCTCGGTACGACGGTCCAGAAGGGGTTGGTGCCGCAACAGGGGCAGGAGGGGTAGGAGCAGCAGGTGCAGGTGCAGGTGCTTCTGCTTTCTTCCCCTTAACTAGATCTCCGAACTTAGACATAGCTTTAAATGATAAGGTTTTAGGTATTTAGGCAATGAGTTCGATAAACTCACCCAGAACCTTTTTATTCATCTTCTTAGTCCTCAAACTCTTTACAAATGCAGACTTGATCTGTGTCTTTGTAGCATCTTCTTTGACTTCAAACTCTGTATCCTGATTCATTGCACTAGAAGACAATCCAAAGTACTTGTGATATCCAGATTCGGAAAGACTAAAAGACTTGTCCCTTTTCCACTGACGTGAAACTCTATCAAACTCATTCATATTATATCCTGTATGTTGACGAATGAAATAATTTGCATCACGGGGTGCAAGAACACGAATGCCAATAAAGTTAACTGAGGGCATACGATGACGAAGGAGATTTAACATCACTCCAGTGTGACTAAACCTACTATTGTCACTCCAATCTTGTGCCATGGAATATGTGTGCCCCGTCTTACGATCCCGGATGAATGAATCGTGACTAAGACTATTAACTCCAAGATATGGTTCTGGGCAGTTTTGGAATCGACCCATGAATTCTTTATGATACTTAAGAGGAGGTGCCTCACCATCAGTCAGAACAACACACTGAACCTTCTCTACATTATTCTGTGACTTGAATTGAGGAATGATTTGCTTCAGAGTAATCAGTGCTTCATTGAGAGGAGTTCCCGAAAGATACAATCCCAAAGGAACAGCATATGGAACTCCCCAATTAGAACTGAAGTAATATGCAATACGGAACATATGCAGCATCTGCTGTTCCAGTTCTTTTGCTTTGACTTTACTCGTGAGGATATTCATCATTGAGAAGAACTCACGAACCTGAACTAGTCCGTCTTTCTTTTCGTAGGATAATTCAGCAATACCCACCCCGTCGTCACGAGGATAGTCGTTAGTGAATGCATAGACATCGAAAGGGATACCAACTTTTTTACAGAACCACACAAGATTGAAGAGTTGCTTCATGGTATCAAGCATTACTTGACCCATAGAACCTGACCAGTCAAGTACAAACACTAGACCATGGTTCTTACCATCAGCAAATGTTGTGACCTTCTTAAACAGGTCTTCATTATATTTGTATGTATGAAGTTTGGTACAGTCAAGAACTCCAGTCTTAGCAGTTGATGCACGAGCATACGCAGCAGCAGACTTACGGCACTCAAACTCTTTGACCAGATAATTGACCTCTTTCTGAGCATTACGCTTAAACTTATCATATGCTTTATCAACATAATAGAAGACATCAAGTTCAGGAGGAGCATCTGCCCACTGTTCTACACACCTTTGATGAATTTCAGCGTTGGGTACAATAATTCGATCAAGATTTAACTCAGGGAGTTCAACATATACATTTTCACGAGCATTCTTATCCAACAATTGCTCACGAACAGCATCTTCAAATGCACTCATAGTCTTAACTTCTGGATCGGAAGTATCTCCACCAGCAAGACTCTGTTGCTGTTGATTAATATCAGTCATATCACCTTCGCTATCATCAGAACCTGATGACTCTTCCGAATCCCCACTTGCTGAAAATTCCTGCTCCTGTTCTTCTCCCTCTTCTCCCTGATCACTACTGTCTGAACCCTGAGGTATATCGTGATTATCGAAATTGATTTTGCTTTCTTTCTCTTTTTGATCTAGGCAATACTTGTAAATTTCTTCTGCCAGATCCAGAACATCATCAAAGGTCTCAGTCTCAGCAGACCTCTTCATCAGATCTTTCTCTACATCATTCTCAAAGGGAATGTCAACAAATCTACCAATCTTGTAGAACAAGTTGATCTTGTCTGCCAGATTGAGCAGGGTCAGATCCTCATCCTTGATTTGGAAGAAATCCTCTTCACTGAGTTGCCCGTATCCACCCCAGAATGATTTCGACAGACCAGGATACCGACGCTTCATCAGTTTCTCAATACGAACGTCTTCTACAACGTTCACGAACTGTGGAGGAATCTTACGGTCTACACTCCAATCGATATCAGGAGTATACAAAGCATGTCCAACCTCGTGTCCAACCAGAAGATCATAGACCACAGCAGATGCATTCTGCCAGTTGGGTAGGGTCAGGACACGGGTATGGACATTGAAACATGCGGTCTCTACATTCTTATTCTCTACAACCAGGTCTTCGGTGGCAAGCAGTTTAGCAAGTTGGGATTTGATTTCTTGTGAAACGGTCATTGCTTTGTTGCGTATGGACCTAGTATACAAAAAAAGGAGGTCCTAAGACCTCCCAAGTAGACAGTTTAGAAAGTGTCTTAGACTTTTTTGAGTCTAACCATGGATTTTTGAAGTGCATCCGTAAGCTTATTAATGGCATCATCATCACCGTGATAACCGTCTCTCTGGTTCTGAACGGCGTTTCTTGCTCTATCTGCTGGCGTTGATTGAGCAACCTTAGTTGTCTTATTGTTGCTAGTAGCGTTACCAGACATTTTAATTTCTACAATATTATCCATCCACTGCTCACTCATATTAGCCATGATAGCGTGTGCTGCTTCCTCACTGTCAGCAAAACCTTCACTCATCAGGTGTCCTTTGATGAGTTCAAACATATCAACATCTTGCTTGAGTTGACCATAACCTACACTCTTATCAGGAACTCCTACACCTTTGGGGGCGGTTCCTCGTCTAGACTGAGTTTCAAACTTGTCTCTGGTGCGTTTATCAGGACTCTTACCGGGATGCTGTCCGGCTTCAATCTGCTCTTCATATATGGAAGAGTATGCTTGATTGATATTTCTTAAATCTTTGGAGTTCATGGTGAGCAGACTATTTTTAAGTATTTAGTTTACTAAAACCTTTGACTTTATCGAATTTGATAATCCGATCAAACTTATCCATCAGTTCATCAGTCTTGTGTGAAATGACGAAGACGTTTGCATCGTTCACCACATACTTGATGATCTTTGTGAAATACTCTGTTCCAAATCCGTCCAATGAACTATCAAAGATCTCATCCAGGATCAAGAGATTGGTGCTAGCAGAGTTCTTTCTTTTAGCAATCTCTCGCCAGGTAAAGAGGAGAGACAAGTCGATTCTCATCTTCTCCCCCTCACTGAATGATTCATAACTAAAATCTTCATGTATCGGGGATTTTACAGTCTCTTTGAAATCTTCGTCCAGAGAGAAGTTGATATAGAAGTCCATCAACTGAAGATACTTATTGATCTGCTGATTCATAAGAGGCAGATATCTCTTAATAATTTTGGATTTTACTCCTCCATCCTTCATTAAGGAATGTGCAAATTCGTTGTAGACGTTATTCTCTTTTTGTTGGGAGTGTTTAGATTGGAGTTCCTCCAGTTCCGTAACTAATTTTTCTAATGCATGGTGCTCAGTATTTCGGTTCTCAAGTTGTTCGGTAATAGTTTGAATTTCCGTTTCAAGATCTCTTGATCTGTTATGTAATCCTGAAATCCTAGTATTTGCTTTAGAAATTTCATGCGTTAGGTTAGTTGCCTCTTTAGAAAGAACCTTGAATTGGTTTTCTTTTTCCTCTTCAAGTCTGATCGCCTCTTCCAACTCTAAGAACCCCTGTTGAAGTTCTTTCGCCTTTGATGCTGCATCATTAATTCTATTTACCCGGAAAGACTCTTCGATGTTCTGATCACAGGTAGGGCATACCGTATTCTCTGCGAAAAATTTATGTTCCTTAGTAATTGTTGATACTTTCTGTTGCAGTTTACCACGAAGTGTTCCAAGTTTCTTAAGTTTCTTGTCAGAACCTGATGACACTTCCATCTGCCCTTCAACCTCTTTCAACCTGTCACCATGCCACTCAATCTCCTTTACAAGAGTATCTACATTATCAGCAAAGACCTTGATCTTCTGTTTCTTATCTTCAATATTTTTCTTACCAGTCTCTTCCAGATCAGAAATAAATGACTTCTGCATATCAATCTTTTCTTCTACCAGATCCTTGCGGATTGTCAGTTCACGAATAAGATCATTTGAACCACGAATCTTTTCTTTTAGGATATTACTCATGAATGAGAAGATCTTAATGTCCAACAGATCTTCAATAATCTCACGGCGATTTGCAGTAGAGAGTTGCATGAATGGAACAAAAGATGCACTGCCCAGAATCACAATCTGAGTGAATGACTTATAGTTCATCTTCAATACATTCTCTTCCAACCACTTCTGCTGATCGGCATTTGCTGCTGCCTTATCAAGCATCTGGTCGTTCTTGTAAATCTCAAAGACGTTTGGTTTGATACCACGTATAATCTTCCAATCAGTCACGCCCGTCGAGAACTCAATCTCCACAACACATTCTTTCTCGTTCACTGTGTTGACGAGTTGAGGTTTGGTGATCTTACGGAATGGTTTATTGAACAGGACAAACGTCAGAGCATCCAAAATAGTACTCTTACCCGCCCCATTAGTTCCGACAATCAGACTTGTTTGGGATTCTGTAAAATCAATTTCAGTCCAGTTGTTACCTGTCGATAGGAGGTTCTTCCAACGGATTGTTTTGAATAAAATCATTATCTCGGGGTGGGATTACAAAGTCATCTTCAGTTATTATAACATATCTGTAATTATATGCATTACACATTTTTATACACACTTCCTCATCAACTTCTACTACCGACATCTCAGGATAGTCTTCTGCTTCTAGCAGACCAGCATAACGAGTTGCATCATCCTCTTCTTCAAAAAGGTATAGTGCCTTTTCACCATCCTCATCCATTACAGAGTATGCACCCTCATCTTCTTTTCCTGATATCGCAAGTAGATACATTACTCCATTTCGCAAGCTTCTCGGTAAACATCCCTCATCAGTTTCTTGACAATATCTTTGTCTAGATTGAAATCAGAATCATCAATATATTTATTGAGGAAGGTCAATGTGTCTTCGCACTTACCGTCTTCAAAATCTACATCGTCATCATCGACTGAGAAGTTTTCAACGATCTTGACATCGGATGCACCTGACTTATGAATCTTATCGATAAATTTTTCAAAGTCAAGTTGATTTGACTTGCTACGGACAATGATCTTTACAATCTTGTCTTTCAGACCAGATGCATCGAATAATTGATACGGTGTATCATCGTAGTAAAACTTTTCAAAGATTGAGAATGGATTACCAATAAACTCTAATTCTTGAGTTTCAGTATCGAAGATATGGAATCCTCTTACGTCATTCACATCATTCCAGAACATCTGGTAGGTGTTACCAAGATAAGTGATATTACCTTTGGTTGATTTGTGATGATAGTGACCTGAGAATACTTTCTCAAACTTCTTAAACTTACTCGGTTCCAGACCGTGTTCCATTCTCATACCAGGAATCACCTCAAATCCATTCAGTTCAAGGTGACCCATCATGATCTTTGCTCTTGACTTCTTTACTAAGTCAAAAGTTTTTTCTTCATTGTCTTCACAGATCCAGGGTAGAAGAAGAATCTTCTTACCACCGATCTTATATTCTTTTGGTTCAGAGACTCTTACTACATTGTCGTAGGACTCAAGCAGAGCATCGACAGCATTGATACCAATGGTATTCTTGTAGTAGGCATCGTGGTTACCAACAATATTGTGGACCTTGATACCTAAGTCTCGGAACTTGTCATACACATTTTCCTTTGCCCATTGGAGTGACCAAAAGTCAACAGACTTACGGCAGTCAAAAGCATCGCCCAGATGGACGCATTCTGTGATACCTCTTTCTTCCAGTGTAGGAAAGAAGATGTTATCATAGAATTTTTTGAAGAACTCATGAAATAACTTACTATTCTTTCTCGCACCGTAGTGTGTGTCTGTGACTAAGGCAATCTTCATTGTGTATGGTGTGCTTTCAATTCAGGGTTTGGTTGGGATTTAGATAAGTCTCTACGGTCTTGGTTTTTGATAACAATAAAAGCATCTTTGTTGATCTTACGGGTGCCAATTGGTGACTGCCACTTCTTATTGTATTCTTCTCCAACATCAATACCTGAGATTTGAGTTCCTGCTAATTCAACAGAAATTTCATCTCCCTCTTCCCATCCTAGTTTGTCAAATAGGACAGCAAGTTCTTTTGTCAGTTTCATGAATAAAGTTTAGACTGGATGTTTTCTTTAATGGTATTATAGTCGGAATTGCTGTAAATGTCACCATCACTGGAGAACACTTCATCAAATCCTGAACGTTCCACAATCTTAGTGCGGATATCCATTTGACGCTTTTCCTTCTGAATCCTTCTCAGGAATGCATAGTGAATAATCTGTGTAAAATAAGCAAATGGATTAGAAGACTTT